AGTCGTATCAATAGACTTAGCCCTGTCTTCATAATCATGGATAAAATAAAACTTATTAATAAAAAGAACAAAGTTCAGTTTAAGAAAAAGTTGAAAAGAAATAAAATTAGAACTAAAGATAATAAATTATCAAATATAAATAAATTAATAAATAAATTTAATAATTGAATTAACTTAGTTGAAAAGATATTTCTTCTACTTTATCCAACGATAGAATGAAGAAAGTTTATGAACATATACTTGAACAAATTAACAAGTATTGCTCGCAGTAGTAATTTAATCTACTGCTTGAAGTATTTTAAGAAAATACGTTCAATTATGTATAAGTTCATAGGCGAGTGCAACCTTCCAACTGAGCAAGGTGTCAAGCTAACAAAGGATAGGATTCCTGTATTTCTACAAGAATGAATACCCTTTATTAGATCTCGGTCTAAACCGCATCTATTAGCTATATTGAGTTTAACAAATATTGGTAGACTCTTTAAAGGAATAGGTGAGATTAAGACTGATACAATAGAAAGGAAAAGTACATTAGATACAACAAATGTTATATCAGATGATACAATTTCTAACTTTTGTAGATACCATGCTTTTGGTAGTGTAACTCAACCACCTCTATCATTTAGTATAAGATCATCAAATGGACCATTTGGACCAGCGATGACATCTATAGTAGATGAGGCAAAGTTATTACCAACTTCACTTATTGAAGATTTCTCAACTTTAAGTTTAGAAGATGATGACAATGCAACAGAAATTATAGATATAATAAATAATATAAGGAATAACAATATCGATATTCCTTTATCCTATACGAAATTATTAAACGAAGAGTATAAAAATACACTTAGGGTAATAACTTGTGTAGAAGATAAAGAAGGTAAAGATAGGGTTATCGCTATTTTGGATTATTGGAGTCAATTATTTCTGAAACCATTCCATCAGGCCCTTATGGGTCTTTTAGAAAATAATTTCTGAAGTAACGACGCTACAATGAATCAAACTAAATCAGTTAATGATCTTAGGGAAGCCATTAAAATAAATTCTAATAGATTTCCTAATCAAACTATAGGATCGCTGGATCTCAAAGCAGCAACAGATTTAATGCCAATGCATTTGCAAAAGCGTTTATTTGGAGCTATTTTCGGGAAACAGAAAGCCGAAGCTTGGAGTAATGTACTCTTGGAATTGCCTTGAACTGTAAAAGATGGTTCTAAAAGAACTATAAGATACGGAACAGGACAACCCATGGGTGCATACTCATCATGACCAATGTTAGCACTAACACATCACCTTATAGTTTATAAAGCTAAAGAAATGTCTGCTATTGAGAAACTTCAAGAAATGAATATGGAAATTAATACCATAAACATTTTTAGAGTCCTTAATTCAAATACTTCTCAGATTTATAAATTACTTGGAGATGATATAGTGATAGCTGGTGAGGAATTGATAAACAACTATAAAAGTGTTGTAACTTCACTAAATATGGAAATTCAAGAAACAAAAACACTTGAGTCTAAAGACTCCTATGAGTTTGTTAAAAGATTTTTCAAATCTGGAGAAGAATACAGCCCTCTTCCACTAGGTGAACTTAGTTACAGTACTGAACAGTATTGAACAATAAGTTCCTTTATTCACAAAATGGAAGAAGTTGGATATCAACCTAACACTAAACAATTGATTGAAGTCATAACTAATCATTTTTGAGTAGGACGAAAGCGTAATTATATGAGAAATAAAATAAGCTCATATCATAATGCAATCAACCCATTTAAAGATGATTGAGATATTGACATTGACTACAAATTAAATAAATGGATTAAACCATCATTTTGGAATTTGGGATGCAATGCATCAACAGACTTCAAAAGGCAGTGAATTTTACAAATGTTTATGAAAGTTCAAATGGATTTTATTCATGAGAACTTAGTAAGCACAGTAAATAACTGTCAAAGATGATTTAATGAAGAGTGATTTCAAAATTATAAACACGAAAAGGATGATTATCATCCTCTTGTGCATGTTGTACACAAATGTGTATCTCATTTAAATAATATTGAATATCAAAATTCATCTAATGCACTTGAAGAAACAGAAAAGTTTTACAAACTCAAATTGAGTTTAAAAGACTTTATAATGTTTCCAAAGGACATTAGAACCGTTTATTCAAAGAGTGGTCATCAATCAAAGTTGAAAGGACGCGCTATATTAAACAATAGGTTATTAGCATATATTACACAACTAATGGATTCAGAATTTTCCGAATCTTTTAGAGGGTAATACTTAGCTATAACTTAGAGCTTAATATCACTCTTGACTTGGTGAGGTT